AGTATTGTTGAACTTGCAAACGAAAACTGGGTACGAAGTACCAATCTCGTCACCCTTTGAGCCACCACGATAATCGACAATCTTGAGACAGTCAGTTGTAGTAACGCCGATAGCAGAGATGTCCAATGCAATGCGAGACTGCTTGAATGTAGCATTCGGTGCAGTGTTCACGATTGGGGCATTACGACCATACACTTCTTTCGTGTTAGTGATCGAACCGTCTGCTTGGATTTCGAACAGTACGTTTGGATCTGCGCATACATACGCTACTGCGTCTGATGCAACAGTTCCTGATGGCCAGAGGCCGTCATGACGAAGCTGTCCTGAGTTAGGGTCTGTGTACTCACAACCCATGAAGATACCAACGAACAGAACGGCAGTGTCGCCATCTTCACCATCTGTCATGCGTTGGATTGTGATTTCTGATCCCTGATCTACGAGCTGAACAATGTCGCCTACAGCGATGTTCGCCGCGTAACCCGAAGCAATCGGGTACTGACGGAATGGCTCGAGAGATCCAGAGTCCAGACGACCAATCGGACGAAGTCCGAAGGGTGCGGCTACTGAAGACATATGATTCTCCTTTAATGTCTACAATGCGGCACCCGAATAATTACGAGTTGCCGCTACCAAATGATACCTTTGTTGACCTTTCCGGTCTGAGCATCGGCATACGAGGATCGTTTTCACGGAGGTAGTTGTTATCAACTGACTCCATTTGACGATTGTTCATTTCCTGATGATACTCGTTCCGGCCATCGATATTTTCCTGTGAGTTCTTACACAACAGGAGTCCACCGACTTCAACATTCCCCTCAAAACGAGAATCAATATCTGACATCACTTGTAGCTCTGGATGGTCTTCAGCCTTTACAGGCTCCCAACCTTCTCTAAATTTTGCAGAGACGTTAGTGTTGTCTACTTGACCCATTGTTGAGGTTCTAATCCAGCGATACCCGTATCCCTCTTCCTGATTCGGATTTGGAACTCGTGTTGCTGGGGCCCATGATTTCTTGCGCTCTGTTTTTTCTCGGGTAGAGGTTTCCCTTGGTGTACGGTTACTCATTACCGTGTCTCCTTCATGAGTTGCGCCGCATATCTCTCTGGTGAGATCCCGAGTCGCTTGGCGAGAGCAACTTGAGACTGGGTCAACGTAACCTTGCGTGGTGCTTTTGTCGAACGACTCGACGGGGCCACTACGGTACCCTGTTGACGTTGATGCCCAAATTTGTGTGGAAATGCTTCGCGCATCTTGGCATCGATTTGCCGGTAGTATTCATCACTACGCGGGTCAATGCCGTCTTCCACTAATTCTTCATGGATCCCGTAAGCATAGCCTGTCATAGCTTTGTCTTTCTGGAACCATTCATTCCGGCTAGCCCAATCAATTGCCTTGTCGTCTACAACAGATTCTTGTGGTGCCTGTGTGTATTCGGGCATCTTCTGTTGTTGTACGGGCTTTGGCTTGTATGATTCGTACCGGAGTTTTTCGTTTGTTAAAAGGGTGAGCCGCTCGTTGGCCGCGATCATTGCGTCGCTGTCGCCACTTTCATAAGCGTCTTTATACGACTGCTTTGCCTTCTCAAGCTCTGCCGCGATGCGGCCTTTGGCTTGGTTAACTAAAGCGCCTTCACCTTTTGTAAGAGTTTCCCTAAGCTTTTGATTTTCTTCGTAAAGCTTCTGCATGTCCATGACAGCTTGCTCACGAACACGCTCAGCTTCCTCTTTACGTCTACGCTCTTCATGATATTCAAAGCGTAGTTTTTTGATTCTGCTTTGTACGTTGTCGGAATAGTTTGCGATCTCATCATCATCAGGAACTTCAGGCTCTTTGCCATCTGCCCTGCGTGGACGACCCCTATCTTCTTCCGGTGTATCGTCTACAATTTCTACTTCAAGTCCATCATCAGAGCCGACTTCGATCTGCTCTTCGACTGCTTCGTTTGTTTCGAACTCTTCTTCGTTCATGCGCGTTCAATGCCTCTTGGATCTTCGACAATTGCTTCAACCGAATCATCATTGATGAGTCGGAACTCTTGTCCCTTCACTTTGAATCTTGTGCCAGTGTAGGAACGGAAGATTACCCAGTCGCCTACTTTGCAGTAGTCGCCGCTTGGGAATTTGTCTTGATCGCCATATGCATCATCGCCCATCTGGATTACATACCCGAAGATTGATGCTGTTGATTCTTTTGCGCGATAGTCATTCGCGATAATGATGCCGCCCTCGGTCTTCTCTTCGATCTCTGGGCATGCAACTAATATTTTATAGCCTCGAGGAATCGGGAGGATCTCCTCAAGTTCTTCGGTCATCTCGAAGTTTTTGACTTGCATATTTTTTCCTGCTTACGGTTAAGGCCCGCAGTACCTGCGCTCAAGGCGTACTATTCACTGCTTACAGTATACCACTACTTGACAAGGCTTATTCGGCGTTTTTCATCCTCTCTTCGAGATCAATAATTTCTCGCTCGATTACGGCTAAGCCCTTTACCATGCCACAGCAGTATTGGTATTGATCAAATGTTTCACATCCACCTGTCGCCATGTGGTCTGCCATCTGATCTAAGTTGTCCCGGATTCGATTCCGGATGTAATCTAATTCAGTCATGCTCACTCCAAAAAGTGCAATTGAACTTTATTGTCCTTTTGTATTCTGAGCAATTGACTTCGCAATTTCAACCCCAAGCTTCGCGCCCTCTAACTGATCCTTGCGCTCCGCCTTGTCTTTCTCTGTTGCGATCTTAACCCCTAGGCGAGCACCTTCCTGCCGCTCTTGTGATGCAATACGGTCTTGCTCATTGGCGATGGTTGCCGCTTTCGCTTGTGAGTCTAGGTTGAGTTTCGCCAGATCTAGTTCGCGCTTGTGCTGGAACTCTGCTTCTTTGAGCGCGAGCTCACGCTGTTGAATTTGCGTCAATGGGTCTTGTGCTTGTCTTTGCGCCTGAATCTGAGCCATCTCTGCGTTATCTTTCTGCAGTAGCTTTTCAGCCGCCTTGGCAACGGTGCTTGCGAGATCAAACTCTACATCTTCCGGCAGTGGCTGATCTGGGTCTGGGAGTGGAGCTCCAAGCTGTCCCTCAATTTCTTTCCTGTACTGGAACGCAACGTGCTCGGTGATGTGCTCTATCATTGCCTTCTGAATGACAGGAGCAAAAGGACTCTGACCGACAAGCTCTTTGATCTTGGGATCATTGAGCATCGCCATGTGGACTTGGATGTGTGCTTCATGGTCTTGATACGCAAACGCCTTCACACCTTCCTGCTGGAGAATCTTCATGTTCTCTGTGACAGGATCTGTTGGCTCAATCTCGTCTTCTAGCTTGACGATCTTGTCTGCGTCTTGAATTCCAAGAACCTCAAGCATCTGACGATGCAGTCTTCCCAGATCATAAATCTGTGGCGCTTGCTGTGCAAGCTGTAATGCCGCTTGATACTGCATTACTTTTTGGGCCATTGTTGCCGCATTTGGGTCAGAAACAGGGATGACGTCCACCCTGCCGTCGAAGTCTTCGATGCGGTTGAAGTTACCATCGAGTTCATATGAGTACTCTGCTGGCATGTAATCATGAATGATTTTGGCAAGGATCCGCAGTTCTTTACGAAGCGCCGCATGAAGCCGCGCTTGAACACCAGACATCACCTTCATGCTCCGCTCGAGCAATGCCAGCGTTGTGCCTACTGGTGCATTTGGATTCGCTGAAGAGATGTCTATATCTGCAACAGAGCCAATACGGCGACCTTCTTCAACAATGTTACCGAGCAACTGATACAGAACACTTGACGGTTCTTTGTACGGTAATGGGTAGATGTTGTCTCGGATTGCTCCTCCGGGAATATCTACGTCACGGAACTCACCCGGCATCAACGGAGAGTCATCTCCTTTGATCCGCAAGCCACGAGCCTTGAGTCCTGCTGGTAAATTGGCAAGGGTGCCTGCATCAACAAGCTGGCGGAGAATCGATGTTGCTGACTTGGCTAAGCCGCCAATAAGATGGATAAGCCCAATCCCGTAGAAACCAAGTCCGGGGAGGTACGGGTAATGCACGAAGTGCATCCTCTTGCACTTCTTATCATCATCCTCATACCAGTTTCTGCGGACCGAAAGAACAGTGCGTGAAGACTTATCGATAGTGACAACATGAGGCCTAGCGATCCCATCTGGGTCCGCAAACTCTCCGGGTAGGTCAATGTCTGCGTGGATCTCAAGGATGGTGTATCGGTCATCATCTTCGATCGAGTAGTTTGATTCGCCTTCAATCTCATCATACTTCTCCTCGATGTCTGAGTACTCGACTGATGGGTCGGGCAAATCAACATCACGATAGAAACCAGACACCATCAACTTCAGAACTTCGTTCGGCGTCTTCTTCATCACATGGGTGTACCGCTCTGACGTTGGTAGATCAGATGCGCCATATGAAATTACAAAATCTTCTGCGGGAACGAAAGCCGCCACAGGCCGTTCCAGCATTGGGTCATAGTAGACCTTCTTGAATGCTGAACCGGCGAGCGGCAATTTGAACAGCAACTGCTCAAACTCGTCTCGATACTCCGTCATGACCTCTGTGGCCATATAGTTCATTTCGTTCTCTACGCGAACGGCTTGCCTTGCTTTCTCATCATCCACCTTGCCCATGATCTTTGTGCGGACAGGGCCTGATGCTGGGAATACTTCTGTGATGGCCTGCGCTTGGAATCGGACAACTGATTCGGTCAACACTGGGTGGAACACACCGCATGCTCCGGGCCATGGTTGATCTCGCTCTTCGATCTTCAGTCCAAGCAGGTCTAGTCCTTTGACATATGCTTGGGCCCACTCTTTGCGAGACTCACGGTCACCCATGAACGCCTCAACAAGATCAGTCGCTAGGTCTTCAAGGTCTGCTTCTGGGATAAAGTCTGCGAGGTTTGACTCGTGATCTGGACCAATCAGCATTTCCTGCATG